GACCTGATTCAAAAAGTTTTCCAGAAATGCCTGAGCGTCATCTGATGACCGGATGACAATAATTTTCGCTTCACAGTTGTAGTGATAAACGCGGTAATCACCATCCCATGACTTTGCGAATGCCTGCGGCTCTCTCGATGACGTGAGAAGATGGACGGCAGTAAACGGATCCTTTGACTCTGGAATTTTCTGTTGTGCGTAAATGGGGCTATCGCCCACCAACTCAATCATTGCCTGTCTTGCCCGCACCATTGCAACGTAGGGAGCACCGCTCAGGATTGTTGGTTTGGCCTGCGTATCGGTCTCTTTGAGTGTACCAGTCGGGAATTTGACAACATCGCCAACATCCAGCCGGAAATCAGCCGGAATATTGATAGTGGTTCCGCTGCCATTATCCAGCACAACAGAACTGACTACGGACGGATCCCGAAAATTATATGGCGTGAATAAAATATCTTTGCTGTTACCGTTAGCGGTGAATGTCGCCTTTTCTGCGCGATAATCAGAATATGATAATTCCCCGTCAACGGTCATTAATTTGACCGTATAATTAGTCATTATCCCACCAGCGCGAGCGCGTCCCGTTCTTTCATACCAAATAGCAAATATTCATAGTGGTTAATAACGCCGTTTTGCCACTCCTGCCGCTGCACCACTTCGTAATATTTACCCGCACACAGCACTATAGCGCCGTTATGCTCACCCTCTTCTGTAACCTCTAAATCCGTTTCTCCAATGGCTTCCATGTAATCTTGTGGTTTGCGCCCGGTAAGGTAAGCACGAAATGAACCGCCACCATCAACCGGCTGCATACTGAGGAAAGCGGATTGTTGCTCTGAATATCCCTCGCGTGGCATACCGCCAACTATCTCAATCGGTAATGGACGCCAGTAGTGAATTAATCGTCTCATGCAAAAGCCCTGTAATTGACCGTCTGAATAAGCGTACCGCTATGAATAAGCGGCTTTGTTGATCCCTTGCGGGCGATGGTGATATCTGAGTTAGGGCGGTATAGCGCGGAATCAGCGATTGTTTTTCTGGTAATCAAAACAGCCTGCGCACCTATGCGGGCAATAGCCTGTTGCGGAGTAATACTACCTCGTGCAACATCACGCAGAACCTCTTTGTAAGCGTCTGTGCGCATCCAGTCAGCTATTCTTTCTGCCACAAATCGCATAAACGGACGCTCTGGTATTAACTCCCATCCCATAGCGTTTTTTGTGCCGAAGTTATTCCATGCTCCATACAGCGCAACATCGACGCCCTGATTCATTTTCCCTCTGTGAATACCAACGGTAAGCTTGACGCCCGCCAGCGCATTCACGCGCTGACGGATTACGCGGTCAAATCCCTTAGTTTCGAACTTAGCTCCGCCACGCATACTTCCTCCATCAAGAGCACCATTATCAAGCCCACCCGCAGATGGGCTTTGTAATGGCTTCTCAGTCGTCGAGCTGCAAAACCCCATATTCAAGCGAATCTGAGTATGCAATCAACCCGTGATACTCCGGGATAGTGCTACCGTCTTCAGCTTCAAACTCAGGGATTGTGCCAGTAGTGATGGTGTATTGTGGCTGACCATCCTTTTTCGCAAAGTCGGCGAGGTCTTCAATCTGTTTAGCTGTAAGAACTACTGTCATTTATTTATCCTTTTGATTGTGGTTAATAACTAACATATTGATTTAATGAAAATATTTTTTCTATGATGCGTGACCGATAAGAATGCAACCGCCAGATAGCGAGCCCATTGCGTCTAAAAACTCCTGCCCCCATTGCGTACCCTGCCAGCCAGACTTTTGCGCGGCTTCTGTGAATGTCACCGCTACTTTCCCTTCACGGCGACTTGCAACACCGCGAACACTTGCGCTTATGCCTTCTACTGCTATTGGGGCGAGATTGGCAGCAACATACAGCGCTTTCAGACGCTCAATGTCGTAACCATACTCCGCAGCGGCTCGCAGGTTGTAAAGCCGCTCACATTGAGAAGAAAGGGCGCTAATAGCGCCCTCATCAAGTGTTACCCCGGGTAGCAGAATGGCGAGCCAGTCATTTACCGTCATGCTATGCCCTTACTCGTCGTCAGAATCAACTACGCCGTCATGCTCTTTATTGAGCTTTTTGGCTTCAGCGGCTGAAACTTCTTTTAATCGGCCTTCGTCCAGAAACTGCTTAACGCCGCCGATGGTCAGTGTTGCGCCGTCCACCTCGACCGCCGCCAGCGGAGCGATTGAGATAGTAATAACGGTTCCTTCACTGTTTTTTGCACCAATGTGAATCGGTGCCTGAGTGGGGTTAGTCAGAAAAACTTTATCTTTCTCAGCCATGAGTTAAATCACCTTTGAGGATTTGGCAGCAGCCAGCGGCGCACGGACGATAACGCCAGCAGAGCGCGACAGGCACGGAATAGACAGGTCTAGCCCGCTACGCTGAACCGGCAACTGACGGAACAGCACAGGAGTAGCCTGGGCGAAGTGGCGACGATTGTTTGCCAGCGCGATACAGATACCGTCATCATCCAGATCGGAGTTTTTGCGGAAAGTAACTTCCGGGTAAGAACTACGCAGGAATGACAGCACCGTGCCTAGCGTACCACTCAGGCGCAAGCCCTGAATTCGCGCCCACGCCTTAGACGGCATGTGGAATTCATTCACCTCGTAGATTTTCGTGGTGTTTACCGCAGCGATGAGCGCCGAGCAATCGTCGCAAATCTTATCGCCGTCAGAAGTCGCCCAGGCACCCTGTAGCGCCACCAGCGGAATATTCGGATGTTCGATAAAGCCGATAATCTGATATTCCTTGTTACCGCGCCATAGCAGATTAGAAACAGTGCGCTCATGCGCTTCGCGGGTATTGAGCGCCAGAATGTTATCGAGCGGAGTACCGGACATTGCCGCCGCCATAACGTCACTGTAGGTGTAGCCATATCCCAGCCCGATATCGTACATCAGCGCGAAGTATTCCCGGCCTTTGGCGCTCATCATCGGCATATCTGTTCCGAATGCCGCCATGATTTTAGCCATTCCCTGTGCGGAGTACATGCGATAACCCGCCCACTTAGCGCCTTCATTGATTCCCGGCTCCTGCTGGAACATGGTCAACGCTACCGGCGCGGGCATTTCTTCCATGTAAACATCGTTTGACATGGAAATAAGGTCACGGGCAAAAATTAGCCCTTGCTCGTCAACGTTAATACCCGGCACCGCGCCAGCTACCTGAGCTTCGGTAAAAAGCTGCGCCATAAGCGCGGCTA